GGCGCCCATGAGCGATGGCCGCTACGAGCAGGAGGAATACCTGGAGCAGGACGACGACGAGCGCGAGAGCGCCGGCCGCTTCAAGAGCCTGGTGGCGCTGATCGTGCTGGCGGTGCTGGTGATCGGCGCCGTCGTGCTGGTCGACCGCCTGCGCGACGTCTCGCGCCTGCAGGACTGCCTGATGACCCGCGCGCCCAATTGCAACGACTTGGTGGAGCCGCCGAAGCCGGCCGGTGTGCGCTAGAGGAGTTCCGCTTCATTCGTCGTCCGCCCGCCCGCCGGCGGCCCTCTCGTTTAAAAACGGGAATCTAACGGGAATCTAACGGGACTCCGCAATTCGGCGAAACCGTCCAGCATAGGACCGCGGCGCCGGTCCCACCGATTATGGTCAGTGGAACGCCCCGGCTTGCCGTTCCGACCCCGCGAATGCTGTTGGAGTTCCACTGACCATAATCGGTGGGACCCGGCGCGCGGCCGTATAACGGCGGTCATGGCCAATTTCTCCCTGCCCGACTGGTACGTGCCCCCAGTCGAACCGCCGCCGCCCCGACACCCCGAGTTCGACATCGCCGATGCCGCGCGCGAGCAGCAGCTCAACGACCGGTACCTCGGCAAGTGGCGTGCGTATACTGACCTTGCTAAGTGGGCATCTTCGATGCTCATGCAGACCGGCGTCGGGGTAGTATCGGATCCGGTGGCTGTTGCGCAGAGCCCACAAGTTGATGTGATTAGTGGTATCTTCCAAGCCGCTACTTACTTTGTGCAGGCGGCATGGCTGAACGGGCGTGGAGAAGAGGGAATGCCCAGCGCGGTGACGTCAGCCGCTGCTTTGGACCAGAATTCAGTCCTGGTCGCAGCCAACAACCCGCCTGCGAATGCGACCGCATGGAACATCTATGCCGGTACATCTATCGATTCGATTACGCTCCAAAACCCTGTGCCGCTCAGTGCCGGTCAGCCTTGGTCGCTACCTACCTCCGGTCTGGTTTCGGGGAGGGGCCCGGGCACCGGGCAGGCGCCAAACTACTATCGCATGCTACCGCGATACTTGCAGAGAGGGTAGGCGGAATGGTTAGCGTGGCACGCCGAGCAACTTCGAAGCTGCTGCAAATGATGAACGCACCAGACGGCCTGAACACTAATATTGCAGAGCTGGCCCAAGCTGAAAACGTGTCGCTAGCACCCGTGCCGGCAGCGCGTTTCTTCACCGACAATGTAGCGAGTGATGTGGCCGAGAAGGTTGTTGATGTTAAATACACGGCTGTCTATGTCTATTGTGCCAAGATTGTGAACGATCTCAAAGAAAAATTTAGAACGTTTTCGGGAAGGCTTCAAATGGAGATTGATGTCCGCGTTTCTCAAGACAGACTGGAAGGAATTGATCGGACGTCGCAATTGTATACGGACGCCGTTACGCAGATCCTCAATCATAATCGCGGCGACTGGGGACAGGGATTATTTTACGCGGGCGGTTATGAAATTTCCTTCGGTCCCGTAAAGCATGGCGGACGCAACTTCATAAAGAGCGCCACTGTCTCGTTTCAAGTAGACGCGAGTCTTGACTAAGATATGCCAGTCTATATTTCGTCCAATGCAAACCGGTTTTATTGCGCCTCAGAAAACGCCTACGGCCATGTGGCGGCCATTACAGCGGACAACCGGATCCCAACAGTAAAGTTGGTGGCCAAGCAGCTGTTGGAAGTTTCAAACCGCAAGGATAAGACGGGGAGCCGAACATTCGGGGGATTGCCTCCCGGCGGCCGGCGCAAGACCACGTTCGATTTGACGACCTTTTTGACGACATGGAATGGAGGATCGAGTCCGCCGAGCTATGGACCACTCTTCCAGGGAGCGTTGGGAAGCACCGCAGTCATGTTTCCAGGTGGCACGGTTGCAGCGGGCTCCTCGACGACGACGCTGACGTTCGCAGCGCCGCATGGGCTTGCTCCCGGCCAGGCGGTTACCTATCTTGGAGAGCTCCGTTTCGTCGCCGCGGTCGTCGACAACACTACCGTGCAATTGAACGCGCCCCTGTCGGTGGCGCCGACCATAAACGCCAGCATCGGTCCGACGGCGACTTATTTTCCGGCGACTGAACTATCCAGCGTGAGTGTGTTCGACTACTGGGCTCCGAGCTCGGCGGTTCACCGGATTCTCTGCGGGGCGGGTATCGATCAAATGAGTGTGAAGGTTAATGGCGACTTTCATGAATTTACTTTCAGCGGCGTGGCGCAAGAACTCGTGGACAGTACCAGCTTCGCCAGCGGGATAGGGCAGCTCAGTTCGTTTCCTCCAGAGCCAGTGCTGGAAGCATTCGACTACTCGATTGTGCCCGGGCATCTTGGCCAGGTATGGCTGGGGAATGGGCCCGACCGCTTTTTCACGCTAACCGACGCTCAAATCGTGGTGAACAACAACATAGATTTTCGGGCCCACGAGTTCGGCTCGAGCTTGCCGCGAGCCATTTCACCGGGCACTCGAGATGTGTCGATTGACTTTCGACTGTTTCAGCAGGACGACACAGCGACCAGTGGGTTGTATCAGGCCGCGAAGCAACAGTCGCCGATCAGCGCGATGTTACAGCTAGGCCAGCAGCCAAATCAGTTATTCGGTGTGTATCTGCAGAGCTTGTTACCCGAAGTGCCGGAGTACGATGATGCGGGCACACGTCTGCAATGGCACTTCCGGAGCTCGCGCGCGCAGGGAACGGTGGACGATGAAATTACAGTTGCGTTCGGTTAGGTCATGACTTACGAAAGCTGCGCACGAGTCGATTCGAAAGTACGGCCCGGAGTCGCTTTCGTGATTTCGAAGATGTCATTCGTCCGCAGAATGGATTTGATACGCGGCATTCGCGAATTGTCACTCAAGTGTGAGTTTCTGAATGCCGGTGCATCCTCCGTCGAAAAGTTGGAAGCAGCCCTGCTTGCGGCCGAAATTGACCGGCTCTACGTTAGCTGGGGCTTACAGGAACTGATCGGGCTGGAGGTGGATGGCGTGGCGGCGACGCCGGAGCTGCTGGCATCGCGTGGTCCCGAAGATCTGTTCCGCGAGGCCGTGTCGGTTATCAAAGCCGAATGCGGTTTATCGGAGGAAGAAAGAAAAAACTAATTGTCGCCTTCCACTTTCAGCTTTCGAGCGCAGCCGGGTGGAAGTGCGATGCTTGCCGGCAATCCAGACTGGAATTGAAACGACGATGCGGCTGGCTGCCGGAGGCACTCGAAACACCAGCACAAATCGTCTGGGCCCGGAGACAAGTGGCGACTGACGTCTGCCCGAAGTCCTTGATCACAGCCGCAAGCGCGACCTGGATCGAGGAATTCCTGGTTTGGAAACGACTGCGGTCAGGTCCACGATTCGACTTGAGCGCACGCCAGGCAGAGGCGTTTCTGATTCTCGAAGAGCAGCTCGCGTTGGAGGAGCACGGTGGCTCAGAATAGAATACCTCACGACGTTTTGCAGCGCGCGATTGGTCCTGCGTCGGAACCTTCGAATGCCGTGAACCAATCCGGTCTGCTGCCGCAGGCGTCGAACGGCCTAGCAGACACGCTGACACAGGTGTCACGAGGAATCGGGAATCTTGCACCGGCGAGCCAACTACAGGTACAGGCGCTCATCGCCAACACCCAGGCTATAACTCAGAACACGTCAATGCAAGATATAAGCGGTGTGTTGTCCACAATCGGAACGTTGGCTTCAAGTCTAACGGGGGGCGCGTTGTCGCTCTCGCCGATCCTATCCGGGTTGCTGCATCTCTTTAGCGGCGGGACATCGAATGCGCCGCCGCCACTGGTCAAGTTCGCCCTTCCACCGAGCGTCGCGTTCCAGGCGGCTAATGTAAGTGGGCCGCAAACAGCCGGCGTAGACTTCAGCCAGAGCGGGACTCCGCGCGCTATCGGGAGTGCGCCACCATCCGCAAGCCAGCAAATCACAATACAGGTGCAGGCTATGGATAGCCGGTCCTTTATGGACCACAGTCACGATATTGCCAGGGCGGTGCGTGAAGCAATGCTCAACATGCACGCGCTCAATGACGTGATCAGCGTCTTATAATGCCAGCGAGCTTTCCAACGCTTAAGACGGGGGCGGTCACACAGTATCCGGCCACGAAGAGCACGCATTACTCCACGTTCGTAGTGCGGTTTCTGGACGGAAGCGACCAGCGATACCGCCATTATTCCGCACCACTGCGACGGTGGGTCATCCAACTAGACATGCTGGACGATGCGGAGCTCAACGCGTTGCAGCACTTTTTCAACGCGCAGCAAGGGCGCTTCGAGACATTTTCCTTCGTTGATCCGTGGACGCAGGTCACAATTCCAAGCTGCACCGTGGAGCAAGACAGCCTGGGATATGAGCTGTCGGGAGAGATGCGCGGTAGTACCAGCCTGGTTGTAGTGGAAGACAGAGTCTAGATGCTTGCCTTTCCTCAACTCGCGTCCGGGGTTACGGCGCAATATCCAATCAAGAAATATTGCGCACAAAGGACGATTGTCAACACACTTACTGACGGGCATATGGTGAAACTCGCGGACCCAGGAGCAGCGCTATCGCAGTGGCGGTTGACTTATCAGAACTTGGCCGACGCAGAGATCGACATACTGCAACAGTTCTTTGCAACGTGCGAAGGCCAGCTCAATGCATTTACATTCCTTGATCCATTTAGCAACTTGTTAGCTTGGACCGAGGCACTGGACCAAGGAGCGTGGGAAGAGAGCACTTTTCTGCAGATGACTGGCGGCATTGCGGATCCGACGGGCGGGTCGGCAGCGACACGGCTAACCAATCCAACCGGGGCGGACTTGACACTCCAACAGACCATCAACGCACCGGGTTGGCTTTCTTATTGCCTGAGCTTGTACGTTCGCGGTCAAAGCGGCAGCGGCGTTTCGCTCTTTCTGCAGGCGGGGACAGCAGCCATCAACCGTTCCTATGCCCTGCGGACGGACTGGAATCGCATCCACCTTGGAGGAAGCCTCATCACCACGGCAGGATCGCTGAGCGTTGGAATCCTCATACCCGCCGGACAGTCGGTGGATGCTTTTGGATTTCAGCTCGAACCCCAGCTTGCTCCTTCCACTTACAAGCGCAGCCTTTCGGCGAATGGCGTGTATCCTAGTGCGCACTTCGTAAAAGATGAATTCGTGTATACCACATCAGGGCCGAACAGCCATGCGTGCGTTCTGACGATCACGGCCCGCTGACCAATGCCTACGGCGTTCCAAGTAAAAGAGCAGGCCGTTACCGATACACCGCTGCTGCTCTTCGACTGCCAGTTTCAGGGAGGGCAAGCGGAGCACTGGTCGACACACCAGGTGACGCTAGGGGGCATCACTTACCAAGCGCGGATTTTGCAGCACAATCTTTATGAGATTCAAACTTCCTCCGATCTGGGCGTCGACGCGATTCCAAAGATTTCCATCTCGCTTGCCAACGCGGACTCTCGCTTTTCAGAGATAGAGCGCAGCGCCGGATTCAAAGGAGCGGCGATCACCGCTCGCTTCGTCTTCTTTGATCTCATACAAGGCGTTGCCACCACATCGCCGATCACACTATTCAAGGGCATTCTCAACCCGCCGGACGAAATTACAGAATCGACGTTTCGCGTCACAGCGATGAACCGCATGAACATGCAGCGGGTACTGCTGCCGCAGGTGCGGGTTCAACGACGATGTCCCTGGGAGTTTCCATCCAGCCTCCCGCAACGGCAGGAAGCAGTAACTGGAGGCGCCAAGGGACAGTATTCCAGGTTCTACCGCTGTGGTTACTCACCAGACGTGGTGGGAGGCGCGGGCAACCTCAACGGCTTGACGCCGTACACCTCGTGCGGGTTCACAAGAACGGATTGTCAGGCGCGGGGAATGTTCCGCCAGGACAACGCGCTGAACGTGACGCAAAGGTTCGGAGGAATCGAATTCGTTCCATCGGCGACATTAGTGCGCAGTTTTGGTGAACAAGGACGCCATTGGTCGCCGGTACTCGACAACGCAGCACGTTACAACGATTTCATCCCGCTGGTTTACGGAACAGTGTGGTATTCACCGAGCATCATATTCGCCCGCAACGACGGGAACCTGACAAGGATGGAAGTGCTGTTGGGCATGGGCGAGATCACGAGCGTGATCAAAGTGCTGGTGAATGACATTGACATTCCGCTGGGACGCGCGGGAATCAACATGACGGGCACTGGCTGGTTCAACGTGGCCAGCACGGGCGCACGGACCGGAGGGTTCAACGCGGACTTCAGCGACGCGAGCGGTAATCCGCTGGGCGATCCCTATGGCAGCATGGCAGCGCTCTCCGTGGTTGTTCCGAACCGGATCAATGCTGGGCAGAACCTGCCGGCGATCAAAGTGCTGTTGCAAGGATCCAAGTTGCCCGTCTACAACCCGGATGGTTCGCTCGCAGGCCAGCAGTTTACTAGCAATCCCGCGTGGATCTTACTGGACATTCTGAAACGGTGCGATTGGCAGACCGCGGAAATTGATGTGGGGAGCTTCGCCAATGCAGCGACTTACGCGGACGAGCAGGTTGAGACACAGGACCTGCATGGAAATCCGATCACGGTACCGCGGTTTGCCTGCAACTTAGCGGTGGTCAACCGGCGTACCGCGGGGGATCTGATCCGGGGAATCCGCAATGCTTGCCGGCTGTATCTGACGTATGGAAGCAGCGGGCTACTCCAGCTCAACGTGGAGAACACTTTCGCGCTCCAGCAGCCCACGAAGCCAGGCTGGAGCAACAGCACGTCGCAATTGAATGGCGGGTGGCCGAGTTATGAGTTCGGGGATGGATCGTCGGGGGTCTCGGGTATCGTGCGCCGCGCCAACGGCGAGTCAAGCGTCCGGTTATGGTCGCGCAGCATTGCAGACACGCCGAACCGGCTGGCGGTGGAATTCCAAGATGCGCTGAATGAGTATCAGCAGGATAGTTACTCTCTAATTGACATCGATGATGTCGAGAGGACGGGACAAGAAATTACGGCGCCCATTACGGCGCTCGGCATTCCGAACTACGATCAAGCGGCGCGTATCTTAAAATTCAACTTAGACCGGGCGATCCGAGGCAACGCGTACGTTGAGTTAGAGACCAGCGTCAAGGCTCTAGGCATTCAGGCAGGCGATTTGATTTCACTGACCTATCTGAAAGAAGGATTCAACCGGCAGGCGTTTCGCGTTTTGAAAATTGCCCCGGGGATCAATTACCGCTCGGCCGTGATTACGGCGCAGATCCACGACGACGCCTGGTATGACGATACCAACGGACAGGTGACGGGAAATTCGGGAGCGCGACGACAGCCGGGGTCCGAGATGCGGCTGCCGCGGCCGCTGATCGGGACAGTGGTGGATGCCAATGGCATCGTGCAATTTGGCGTGACAGAATCCTCGTCACAAGCGGCCGATGGCAGCCCGGTAATAGAAGCGACAGTGGCGTTCTCGGCGCCGTCTTCGATACCCGCAGGCGCACCGGGGGTACCGCTGCTGAGCCTGGCACCGCAGATTTCCAGTACCGGCGGGACTCTCAACGCCGGGCAGAGTCTTTATTACGCGGTGAGCGCCGTGGGCAGCGGCGGGGTGGAGGGCAGCCTTTCGTTCATCGTGCGGGCCACTGTCCCGGCGGGGCCGAATACAAATACAGTAACGCTGACCGGCCTCAGCTTTCCCCAGGTTGCGACGGGATTTCATGTGTACCGCGGACTAAGTCCCACACAGCTTTTCCGGATCGCATCGCCGCAAACGATGGCCACGCAGTTTACGGACACGGGTCTTGTGAACCAAGTGGTTCCGCCGCCCGACGCGAATTTCGATCATGCGAATTTCTACTGGCGCCTGGAGCTGCAGCCCGAGTATGTCGCGACAATGCACTCGGCGACTACGGTGGGGAACGATACGCTACAAATGGGTTCGAGCGCGTATCAAGGAACCATCGTGCGGATCACACGCGGGACGGGCGCGGGCCAGGAGCGGACGGTAGTATCCAACGACACGACGACACTCGACATCAGCTTGCCGTGGGGCACGGAGCCGGATGCGACCAGCTTTTTCGTAGTGGCGGAAACGGGCTGGCATCCGGTGGCGAGCGCGCATGCCAGTCCGGTGAAGTTCGAGATTCCGAATCGGACGGGGGCCACGATACATGTTTCAGGGAGAGCGGCAAATGTGAGTAATGGCGAGTCGCCGCTCGAACTATGCACGGTAACGCGGTGGGTGATTGGCGGGGCCGGTGCGGTGGACGGGGATGTGCCAACGGCGCCATCATTCGGGCTGGGGCTATCGCCCATGATCGGCGGAGCGGTAGAACTGAGCGGAGTGAGTTTCGCGGACCTGGCAAATACGCACAGTATTACGGCGGGCACATTTAGTCTGTACTATTGGCCCGAGCTGAACGGGGCACCGACGGAGGCGCTGGCGGCCGCGATTGGCGCGCAAGACACAGCTTTGGACCTGACGGCGCCTGGAGGCGCCCAGCCGGGAACGTACATTCAGCTCGAAGCAGAAATCGCGCGAGTGACCGCGGTGCAGAATAACGGGTCGCGGTACCAAATCACACGCGGCGTTCAGACCAGCGACGCGGCGGCGCACGCCAGCGGGACGATCGTTTCCGAGCTGCAGAAAAAGACGCAGATCGTTCCGTTCGTGCGCGATTTCTTCGGCAGCCCGGCGAGCGGAACCTGGAGTTTCTCGACGCTGTTGCCGGATTGCCGCGTGGTGAGCGCGGAGTTGTTCGTCACCAACGTCAAGGGGAGCAGCCCGACCACTGCGATTTCGATGACGCAGGGCGCCGACTATGGGCTGCGCACTCTATCGGGCGGGCAGCTCTCGTTTCAGGTGGAAGCGTTTCTGGCGATTGAAACCGGGGCGACACCGGACCTCATCGTGGAGCGCGCACATTCGGTTCGCGATGTATTCGCGGTGATCCGGCAGGCGCCTGTGGGCGGGCCGGCGGAACTCCAGATCAATCAAAACGGGACGCTATATTGCTCACTGACGATTCCCGCGGCGGCGACGGTTTCGAACTCAGTGGCGGGCGCGGCGCTTCCGCCGCTGATTCCGGGCGCGCGGCTCAGCCTGGATATTCTGATGGTGGGGCCGAGCAATCCGGGCGCGGATCTGACGGTAATCATCCGGCTGTAACGCATTCCAAATGCCCGATACCCTGCAGAAACTGCGGCCGGACCGGGACCTGCAATGTTACTTCCTCAGGCCGTCGGCAGCAGCCGCGTTGAGCGCGACGAGTGCGAGCGGGTTCACGGTTTCCGGCAGCTGGCGGCAGCAGTTTGACTGGGTCGTCATCGAATGGAACCGCGATAACACCTTCGAGCACCCGGCCTTCCGCAATTTTCCCGATGGCGATCTGAGCGGGCTGGTACTGACCTATGAAGAGACACGCCAGAATTGTATTCCGATGGACTCCAACTTGTTTGCGACGGTAGATTGGCCGTCACTCAGGATTTGGGCGGAATCGGGTGGCACGGAGACGATGTACAGAGTGCCGCTCAAGGCGTACGCCGTGCCGATCGCAGGCAGTTATCAAGCGCCGACGGCGATATTCACGCTCGAAGGCTCACTTACTTCGGGCGACTTACTGCAACTGGCATGGGAAGATGAGCATTACATCTACAGCGTGCTGGGCCTAGATACGATGCAGAGCGCGGTGCAGGGGCTGCTCAACGAGCTGTTCCTCGGGCGCCTCATCCTCAACGCGCAGGGCTTCACCACCAACCCGGCGTTCCAGGACGCGGCCGGACGACCGTTGCTCGACCACACCAACCTGTCGTACTTCGGTGCCAGCCAGGGCGGCATCCTCGGCGGTGCCCTCAGCGCGGTGGCCCAGGACTGGCACACGGTGCTCCTCGCGGTGCCGGCGATGAACTACAGCACCCTGCTCAACCGCAGCGTCGACTTCGACGAGTTCGGAGCGATCCTCAACCCTGCGTACCCCAACGCCGTCGATCGCCAGCTCGCGCTCGAGCTCATCCAGATGCTGTGGGATCGCGGCGAGAACAACGGCTACGCCGAGCACCTCACCAGCCATCCCTACGAAGGCACCCAAGCCAAGCACGTCTTGATGTTCGAGGCGTTCGGCGACCACCAGGTGGCGAACGTCGCCACC